TATGACAAATACATTTGCAAACCCTAACCCGACTGATCTTGCTAACGAAGCATTAAGATCTGGTTATGTTGGTCAACTTGCTGGTGTAAATGTTTATGAGACTTCTAATATGGCTAACACTGGTACTACTGGTGACTATAAAGGTGGTTTATTCCATAAAGACGCATTAGGTATTGCAATGCTTCAAGACCTTAAAATTGAAACTCAAAGAGATGCTTCAATTAGAGGAACTGAAATTGTTGCTACTGCTGTTTATGGCGTAGGCGAACTACACGATTCATATGGAGTTGAAGTACTAGCTGATTCAAGCATACTTTAATCTTTATAGGATTAACGTTAAAAGGGGGGGGATTTTTCCCCCCTCTAATTATTTACAAGGAATTTTATTATGGCATTTGCGGCACGCACAGATTTAATTACATATCAGCCAGATATTGGTGATATGGGACTTAGTACAGGTCAGCTTGATACTTATGTAACCCAAGCAATAGCAGATGTACAAAGAGATATTAGAAACAAATGGTGGTCAGTTTATCACAGCAATCAATCAAGAAACAGAAGCTATGCTGGTGGTATAGAAATTGATCTAACTTTACTTACTGATTCACAATGGACAAGAGCAACAGTTTATAGATGTTTGGGATATTATGTCTGTCCATCATTAACAAAATTTAACGCTACTGGTGACGAAGATCGTTTCCAACAAATGGGTATTTTTTATAGAGAAAGATACGAAGATGAATTTGCAGATATTTTAAGAGATGGTGTTGAGTATGACGCTAATGATGATAGCACAATATCTGACGCTGAAAAAGTTGCAGTTCATTCACTAAGATTGGTTAGATAATGGTAACAGTTAATATGCAGATTGAAGTATCTGCTGTTAAAGGTGCATTAGATCAAATTAAAAGAAAGATCCCTAGTGCCAGTCGAAAGTCTATCGGTGCATCATCAGCCTTTATAGAAAATGCAATTTTAAAAAGAACTGAAGCTGGCAGAGATTATAAAGGTAGAGCATTTAAAAAATACTCTAAAGGCTATGCAAGAAAACGAGCTAAAGAGGGAAGAACATTAACACCAAATTTATATTTTGAAGGTTTAATGTTAGGTAATATGACTTTTAAAATTATAAGTTCTACAAAAGGAATAATACACTTTCCTAATACAGATCAAAACAAAAAAGCATTTTGGCATAATATTAGTGGTGCTGGTAAAGGAAAAGTAGTAAGAGAATTTTTTAATGTTAATAAAAAAGAAGAAGATAAAGCAGTTGAAGTATTTAGAAAATCATTTGAAAAAGAATTAAGAATATGAGTGAAAGAGAAGATATTGCGGCTCACATAGTTACAACCCTTACTGCGGTTAGCAGTCCGATTACTTTCGGAAAAGTAACGAGAGAGCCTTTTGAATTAGATGAGTTGT